GCAGGTCACTGGCTCCATCGCCGTCACCGACAACTTCGATGAGTTCGAACTGGCAGCCCGCGCCTTTCTGGAAACCAAGCTCATCCGCAAGCCCGAGACCGATCAGGACTTCGCCGATCTCGAGGCACAGATCAGGCAGATGAAGGCCGCTGAGGACGCCCTGGATGCATCCGAAAGCCAGATGCTTGCCCAGGTCGCGCCTGTGTACTCCCGAAAGCAGCGCAAGGACCTGCTGCATGCCCTGATCCGTGACAACCGCCTCTTGTCAGAGAAGCTGCTCAAGGCCGAGAAGGAAAGCCGCAAGGCCGAGATCGTGGCCAGCGCCCAGGCCAACCTGGACCAGCACATCGCGGCCCTGAACCAGCAGCGCCTGGGCGCCAACTGGATCCCGCGTGTTGCCGGCGGCTTCGCCGAGGCCATCCGGGGCAAGAAGTCGCTGGACAACATGCGCGACGCCATTGCGGTGGTGTTGACCAACGCCAAGGCCGACGCCAATGCGCTGGCCGGCAGGCTGGAAGCGAACCGCCAGCACCTGCGCCAGGAAGACGGTGACTGGATCGCGCTGTTCGCCGACTTCGCGGCGGTGGGCGGCAAGGCGCCCGAGGACTTCCAGGCCCTGGCCGCGCTACGCATCGGGCAGCACCGCCAAGCCGAAGCCAAGCGCCTGGAAGCCGAGCGCGAGCGCATCCGGCAGGAGGAAGAAGCCCGGGCCCAGCGCGCAGCTGCGGCAGAAGCGGCGCGCGTGGCAGCCGAGCAGGCCCGCCAGCTCGAAGCCGACAGGGTCCGCATCCGCCAGGAAGAGCAGCAGCGCGCAGACGCCGACGCCCGCGAGAAGCTGACCCGGGCCAACGCAGCGGCGCAGGCGGGCATCGCTGAAGGCCGTGAGGCCGGCGCGCTGTCCGCGCCGCTGCTGGATGACCTGAGCGCCACGGCCGCTCACGTGCACGACAGCGGCGTGGCAGCGCTGGACACGCAGCAGGCCATCAGCACGGCCCAGGCCAGCAGCGCTGCAGCAGCGCCCGCTGCCGAAGAGGCCGGCGCCACGATCACCCTGGGCCAGCTCAATGCACAGCTGGAGCAGGAAGGCCTGGCCGTCAAGGTCTCAGCCGCCACCCTGGAGCTGCTGGGCCTGCCCTACCGAAAGGAGCGCGGCGCCGTCCTGGTGCTGGTCTCCGACGCCAAGCGCATGGCCCTGAAGCTGGCCCTGGGCTTCGAGAAGTTCGGCCGCGCGCTCACCGCGCCCGCCTGATCCCTGTTTCCACCACCACCACCGAGGACCACCATGGCCTTTGAACTTGCCGAATCCACGGCCGTCACCATCACAAACGCCAACCCGCGGCGCGAGCTGCACGGCGAAGAGAAGGTGCGCGCCATCGACATCTCCTTCACGCTCACGGGCGAGAACACCCTGCTGGACCTGCTGGAGCCCGGCCTGCGCGAGCACCACTACTGCAACAAGGCGGCCACGGCCGGCCAGGAGGCGCTGCCTGGCGTGCTGATCCCGCTGCCGAACCTGCGGCACCCGCAGCTGCCCCTGCTCTACCACTACGGCAAGGGCCAGAAGTGGCGCGGCTACCGCTTCATCTGGGACTGGGGCATCGAAGACGCGCACGTGGACTTCATGGACGCCGTGCTGACCGGCCTGCACTACGAGCTGAGCGAAGGCGGCAGCGTGACGATCAAGGGCACCATCCAATACAACGGCGACGAGCTGCAGGACAACGATGTCTTCGGCGAGCTGTCCGGCCTGGCAGCCGAGGGCGAGATCTACATCAAGCTGCTGGCCCCGGCCGAGCTACTGCAGGCCAAGAAGGGCTACCGCGCCGGCAAGCCCGACACGCCGGCCAGCCAGCCGGACAACGCGGACCAGCAGGAGCTGCGCGAGGAAGGCGAGGACGAGCCGCCCACCGACCCGAACCACCCTGTGAACCAGACGCCTGAAGACGCCTTCGCGGCGGCCGTGACCGGCGACCAGGCCTGAACCATCCACTGAACCACCCACGGCGCCCGCGCGGCGCCACGAAAGGAAAACCGATGTCCGAATACCAGACCCTGCTGGCCCGCAAGGCCGAACTCGAAGCACAGATCGCCCAAGCCCAGGCCGAAGCCAAGGCAAAGGCTGTGACCGAAGCCCGCGCGCTGATCCAGGAGCACGGCCTGACCGCTGCCGATGTCTTCCCGGCCGTCAAGGCCAAGGGCAGCGTGGGCGTGCCGAAGTACCGCGACCCCGGCACCGGGGCCACCTGGACCGGCCGGGGCAAGCCGCCGAACTGGATCAACGGCAAGGACCGCGAGCCTTTCCAGATCACACCCACCTGAGAGGCATGAGCACCTGGGCCAGCAACACGCCGGCTCAGGTCCTGATCCCCCTCCCCTTCACCTTGGCCAGCCTCGCGCTGGCCTTTTTCGTCTCAGACCCTATGACCGACCAATACGAAGACTTCCTGCGCGCAAAGGTGACGCTCCCTGCCGAAGACGGCTTCCCATGTGATCCTGAGGAAGTGCATCCCCTGCTCAAGCCGCACCAGGTGGCCATGGTCTGCTGGGCGGTGCGCGGCGGCAGGCGGGCCCTGTTCGCGGCCTTTGGCCTGGGCAAGAGCGTGATGCAACTCGAGATCGTGCGCCTCACTCGCGCCAAGGCCGGCGGCATGGCCCTGATCGTCATCCCACTGGGCGTTCGACAGGAGTTCACTCGCGATGCAGCCATGCTGGGCATCAAGGTCAAGTTCGTGCGCCGGATCGAGGAATGCAACGACCCAGAAGCGATCTACCTCACCAACTACGAGAGCGTGCGCGACGGCAAGCTCGACCCCACGCTCTTCAGCGTCGCCAGCCTGGATGAAGCGTCCTGCCTGCGGGGTTTCGGCGGTACGAAGACATTTCGGGAGTTCATGGCCCTCTTCGCGGGCGACCGCAAAACCATGGACGCGCGCGTGCGCACTGGTGGCGTCCGGTACCGGTTCGTGGCCACGGCCACGCCGAGCCCCAACGAGTTCATCGAGCTGCTGGCCTACTCGGCCTTTCTGGGCATCATGGATGTTGGCCAGGCCAAGACCAGGTTCTTCAAGCGCAACAGCGAGAAGGCGGACCAGCTGACGATCCATCCGCACAAGGAGCGCGAGTTCTGGCTCTGGTGCGCATCCTGGGGACTTTTCGTGCAGCGGCCCAGCGATCTGGGATTCAGCGACGAGGGCTACGAACTGCCGCCGCTGGACGTGCGCTGGCACGAGATCGCCGCCGACCACGAGCAGGCCGGCCACGAGGTGTACGGCCAGGCCAGGATGTTCAAGGCAGAGGCCATCGGCATCGTCGAGGCCTCGCGCGAGAAGCGCGACAGCCTGCCGGCGCGCATCGAGAAGCTGCAGGAGATCCGGGCCGAGGATCCGCAAGCCCACCGCATCCTCTGGCACGACCTCGAGGCCGAGCGCCACGCCATCGAACGGGCGGTGCCCAGCGCGGTGAGCGTCTATGGCAGCCAGGACCTGGACGAGCGCGAGCAGGCCATTGTCGATTTCAGTGAAGGGCGCTTCCAAGAGCTGGCCGCCAAGCCTGTGATCGCCGGCAGCGGCTGCAATTTCCAGCGGCACTGCGCATGGGCTGTGTTCCTGGGCATTGGCTTCAAGTTCAACGACTTCATCCAGGCGATTCACCGCATCCAGCGCTTCCTTCAAACGAAGCCTGTGCGCATCGACCTGATCTATACCGAGGCCGAGCGCCAGATCCGCCGAGATCTGGAGCGCAAGTGGGCCCAGCACAACGAAATGGTGAGCAAGATGACGGAAATCATTCGAGAGTTCGGCCTGAGCCAGGCCGGCATGGCGGCGACGCTGACACGGCGCCTGGGGGTGGAGCGCGTGGAAGTGCGTGGCGACAGCTTCACCTGCGTGAACAACGACTGCGTGCGCGAGACCTCCGCCATGCCCGACAACAGCGTCGGCCTGGTGCTGACCAGCATCCCGTTCTCGACCCAGTACGAATACTCGCCCAACTACGCGGACTTCGGTCACACCGACAACAACGAGCACTTTTTCCAGCAGATGGACTTCCTGGTACCGCAGCTGCTGCGAGTACTTCAGCCTGGCCGCATAGCCGCCATCCACGTCAAGGACCGGATTGTGCCCAGCGGCCTGGGCGAGCACCACTACCAGACGGTCTACCCCTTCCACCTGGACACCATCCAGTGCTTTCGCAAGCACGGCTTTGGCTACATGGGCATGAAGACCATCGTCACGGACGTGGTCCGGGAGAACAACCAGACCTATCGCCTGGGCTGGACCGAGCAGTGCAAGGACGGCACCAAGATGGGCGTGGGCATGCCCGAGTACTTGCTGATCTTCAGGAAGCCGCCCACCAGCACCGAGAAGACCTATGCGGACGTGCCCGTCCTCAAGGACAAGGCTGGCTACACCCGGGCCCGCTGGCAGGTCGACGCCCACGGCTTCACCCGCAGCGCCGGGGACCGGCCGCTGCAGCCCGAGCACCTGGCCGGCCTGCCGCACGATGCCATCTTCCAGATATTCAAGAAGCACAGTCTGCAGGACCTCTACAGCTATGAGCACCATGTCCGCATCGCCCAGCACCTGGAAAACGGTGGGCAGCTGCCGGTGACCTTCATGCTGCTGCAGCCGCAGAGCTGGAGCGATGAGGTATGGACCGACGTCACGCGCATGCTCACGCTCAACGGCGCCCAGTCTGCCAAGGGCAAGGAAATGCATCTGTGCCCCATGCAGTTCGACATTGCAGACCGCTCGATCATCCAATGGAGCAATGCAGGCGATGTGATCTACGACCCGTTCGGCGGTCTGATGACCGTTCCCTACCGTGCGCTGAAACTGGGCCGCCGCGGCTACGGCTGCGAGCTCAGTCCCCAGTACTTCCTGGATGGCGTCTCGTACTGCCAGGCCATGGAGCGCGAAATCAGCATGCCCAGCCTCTTTGACACCCTCGAGACGGCCTGAATCTGCACTCCCCTCCCCAAAGCCCTCCCGGTATGCCGCGAGGGCTTTCCTGTTTCTGCATCCCGTGAATTCCAAACCACCCCAGACCTGCCCGCTGCTGCAGCGCGCAGGCCACGTCATCC